CTAAGGTTCACTTCGACGAGTTCGGTGACGAGCTAGACGAGCCGGTAACGGTCTGGCTCGAGCGCTACATCGTCACGTTCTTGCCGGTTCTCGGCAAGCGCCTGTGCCTCTACGGCGGGTGCGCCGCGCGCGTCGGCTACCCGTGCGACTGTACCCGGTGCTCCGCCGACGCTAACCCCCACAACGTATGAGCGACCACACCACAATGCCTAGCCACCCCCAGACGGCGACGGAGCGGTTCATCGTCAAAGCGATTGAAGGCGGGTGGAATCAGTGCACCTGCGGGTCGTCCGGCATCTCGCCCGTGCATATGTCTAGCTGCCCGAAATGGCCGGTTGCCGCCGGAGAGGACGGGCGAGGCTGGAGCGACGCTGTGTTGCTCGACCCCGCCCTCTGGGAAGCGGCTGGCCGGAGCCTCGGGACTAACCTGCCCGAGATGCGGTGCGATGGACCCCGCTGCGACACGGTGCAGTGCGAGTACGGCGGGTACGTAGACCCTAAGAGCCAGATGCTCGGACTCATCGAGTGGCTCTGGGCCCACCCCGGCGACGTGGATGGGTACCTGGCCCAGATTACCGGCAACGCAAAAACAGAATGAGCGACGTAAAGCTGCGGGTAATGACGTTGTTCAAAGACGGGGTGGCGTTTGAATCACGAGACTGGGTGTGCGGGTGCGGCGGCGAGGTACGAAAGGTCACCTACGTCTCGTGCGTCGTTGACGACCACGGCCAGTACCTCGCCCAGTGCGTCCGATGCAAGGACGTCCACGCCGTCGACTGGTGGCCGAAGAACAACGCCGACGCTATGGCGGCTGCCGGGTGGGTTCAGATTATCGGCGGTAAGGAAAACTAGATGAAAAAGTGGGAGTACCGTTCTGTTATGAGTCCGTCCGAGCGCGACCTGAAAGAGTACGGTGAGCTTGGCTGGGAGCTGGTCGCCATCGACAACAGCTACAACCGCGCCTGGTTCTGGCTCAAGCGGCCGGTTACGGGCTAGCCCCGGCAGACCCCAGATACGCCATGGCCATAACCAGCTACGCCGCGCGGCAGAGAAAGAGAGAGAAGCTGGAGCGGAACACGTGCGCCCTGGCCGACTTCGCCTACCGGGCCGGGTGGTCGGTCGAGATGCTTACCCGGTACCTGCTCATCGTCGGAATCATTATCCTCGCGCTAATCGCCTCCCGATGACCCCCACACCCTACGACCCGTCCGACTTCGTCGTCGAGCGGCGGATTGCCGACATCGAGGACATGAGGCGCAGGATCGGGCGATCAATGCTCCCGTCCTATGTGCTGCTGGCAGTTATTCTGTTAATCGCGCTAATCACGATCGGGCGACCTTAACCATTTCAAATAGTTATCCCCACTCATTATTTCAACCATTGGGGCTATAATAAGAAGCCTAATGAGCAACGAAAGAAAAGACAGCTGGGTGCCGCCGTCCGCCGAAAAGCTGGGGCGAATCGCCAAGCTCGCGCAGCGCATTGGGAAGACCGTCCGAGTTCCAACCGGCCTCGGTTCAATCGAAATCTCGCTCGAGGTGATCGACCACCGACGGGACTACGGCCGCGACCGCTGGCTCGTGCGGCCGACCGACGGCAGCGATGGCGAGGCGTGGGTCGAGCTGCCGGAGCCGGGAGAGGTAACCTCCAGAAAGTAGCCGCCATGCCAAACAAGAAGAAGCCGAAGAGCCACAAGAAACCCACCCCGGTGGAGGTGGAGCGCGTCGAGGTCGCCTACACGATCAGCGACCCCATCTTCGGCGACTTCTCCCCCCAGGTATCCGCAAACGCCTGGTGGATGGAACGGAACAAACTGCAGAACCTCGTCAACGCCTTCAAGTACGACTGCACCTACGAGGAAGCCTGCATTTCAGCGGGTATATTGCTACACAATCTAAAATACTTCCTGTCAATACACCCCGAGTTTTATACGGTGATCGAGGCCTGCCGACAGGTGCCCAACCTCAAGGCCCGCCAGCGGGTCGTCACCCAGCTCGACCGGGACACGGCCACGGCCCGCTGGTGGCTCGAGAAGAAGCTCAAGAAGGAGTTCGGGGACGCGGGCAAGGGGCCGAGCATCGTGTTCAACCTCGGGGCGCACGCGGCCTCGGAGCGGGGGGAGTTCGCTTAACGACGATGACCGAATACATGCCATCACTAGAAGGCCGGAGACCGGAAGAGCCGTGGGCGTGGCGTCACCCGAGGCTGTGGGCAACGATGGTGATACTCACGGCCCTCGGGTACGCCGCGCTGGGCGTCGGTCTGATCGTCGCCATTTACCGCAGCGTCTTTTAACCAACCGATACCGCCGTCCTAAATTACGCACGACAACCAACACAACTATGAAAGACCACCACAAGCACTTCGTCGCCCTCTTCGCCACGGGATTCTTCGCCTTCGGGTTCCTCTACCTGCTCTCGCTCCCAAACCCGGTGAACCTAAACGATGTCACCTACGGCGCGGAGGTCCGCATCGGCACCACCACCCGCATCGTCGAAGAGGTCACCTACTACGCCAACTCGGGACGTTTCACCATCGAGTTCGTCGATAACGACGAGTAGCAATCCATTGCAGACTAAAACGCCAAACGTCTGGGTAATCGCCGACACCCACTTCGGGCACTACATGCTCCGTGACGCGAACCTGCGGCCACGGTTCTTCGAGGAAGACCTGCTTCGCTCGATCCGCGCGTCCGTGGAGCCCGGAGACCTGCTGATCCACCTCGGCGACTTCTGCTTCGGAGACGACGCCCAGTGGGCTTCCGCGTACAGCTTCGCAACCGTCGGCGCGACGAGAGTCCTGGTTCGCGGCAACCACGACAGCAAGAGCAACGCCTGGTACCGGGCGCACGGCTTCCACTTCGTGTGCCAAGACCTTCGTGACACCTACTTCGGCAAGCGCATCCTCTTCTCCCATGAGCCGAGAAGCGTTGACGCGATGGAGGCGATAGTCGCCGACCTTAACGTCCACGGGCACACGCACGGGAACGCGCACCGAGACGACGAGCTGCCCAGCCGCGTTCCCGGGCTGCACCTCGAGGTCGCGTGCGAGACGCTCGGGTACGGCCCCGTTAGCCTCAGGAAGCTGCTAAACGCCTAGCCATGAACATCGGAAACAACCGAACGCCGAACACCGTCCGCATTGCCGCCCCAAAGCCACTGTGCCGCCACCCGGAACACAACCCGCCAGGCGCGATGCTCTTCCAGCCGGGAACGTGGCAGCACACCTGCCCGTCGTGCGGCGAGGTGACCACGTTCGAGGTGCCAGAGATTACGCTATAGGGTTTAAAATAGCCGTATGAAGAAGGCGTACATCCAAGGAATCTTCCTGTGCTACGTCGTCGGGCTCTCGCCTGACGGCGTTCGCGTGCAGGTCCCCGGGTTCGGCGAGCGTACCTACGCGCCGTGGATCGTGTGGAGTAAGCCTAGGAACGCCAATGCGCTATAGGGCCTTCATCGAGTCCCGCTTCCTCATCGACGACCCGAAGACGGGCCAGCTGGTGCCGTTCAAGTTCCGGCAGGCGCAGAACGACGCATACGACGACCTGTGCCGGGACTACGACATCGAAGGGAAGGGTATCCAGGCCGGTATCCGCGAGATGTACCTCAAGGCCCGCCGACAGGGATTCTCGTCGCTCGTGCTGGCCCTGTTCGCGGCCGACGACATCCTCTCGGAGAACCCCACCGAGAGCCTCGTCGTGTCCTACAAGGACGACGCCACCGAGACCTTCCGCAAGCGGTACAAGATTTTCGTGCTTTCGTGGGCCGCGCAGAAGGCTGGCTACACAATCCCGCAGATCCAGGCCGAGCCAAAAATCCTCGACCTCATCGCCAGGCAGGCGCTCGCCCTCGACGGCTCCACCATCGAGCTGGCCCACAACGGGGCGCGGCTCTCGTGCGGCACGGCCTCGGCACGCACGGGCGGTCGCGGCGGCGTGCTGCAGAAGCTCCTGTTCTCGGAGGAGGCCCACTACCCGGACACCGAGAAGATGACCGCCAAGGAGATCGTGGACGGCACCCTGCGCCAGGTGGACATTGATTCCGGCTGGGTGTTCCGCGAATCGACCGCCAACGGGTACGGCAACTACTTCCAGCTCACCTGGGCTGCGGCCGTGGAGGGCGTGTCGCGCTTCAAGGCCCGCTTCTACAGCTGGCGTCGCTCGTACACGGAGGAGCAGTTCGCGCTAATCGCGTCCGAGTTCACCGACAAGGCGATGCTCCGGCAGGAGTACCCCGAGACGGCCGAGGAAGCCTTCGTGTCGTCCGGAACGGGCTTCTTCGACCAGGAGCGTATCCACACGCTGCTGAAAGGCGCTGCGGAGGCCACAAAGCGATTCGAGGTGGGAATCAGGTGCGGCTGCAGCAACTGCGAGGGAATCCCCAAGCTGTGCCGATTCAAGGAGCCTGTCTTCTCGGAGGCACCCGAGGGGCCTTTCCACCTCTGGGAGCCGTCGCTCAAGGGTGTTTCCTACACCGTGGGCGTGGACGTCGCCGAGGGCGTGGAGGGCGACTACTCCGTGGCGCGGGTGATCGAGAACGGCACGGCCCGCACCGTGGCAAAGTACCGCTCGAACGTGGTCGGCCCGGCCGAGTTCGCACGCGTGCTGTGGGCCATCGGCCGTCGCTACAACTGGGCCCACATCGCGTGCGAGTCCAACAAGGACGGCAACTGGGTCAACGCCGAGCTGATTGAAATGGGATACCCGAACCTGCACCAGCGCGAGTCCGTGGACGACATCACGGGCAAGGTTTCGACGAAGATGGGCTTCGCCACGACCACCGTGACGCGCCCCGTCGTCCTCGCCGAGCTGCGCACGGCTATCCTCGAGGAGGACAGCGGGTGGGTAGACCCGAACCTCCTGCGGGAGTGCCTCACGTTCGTGCGCTCGTCTGGCACCGGCAGGCCCGAGGCGATGAGCGGGTGCCACGACGACGAGGTTATGGCGCACGCCATCGCGCTCTACTGCCGTGGGGAGGCTAGCGCCGCGCCGATCACCGAGGACACCGTCCCCATCGCGCAGCGAAGGCTCGACGCGCTCAACCGTCTGAGGCGGTATGATAGGGACGCACTAAGTCAAGACTTTTACCGTAGAACGTAACCACCAGCCGCGATGATCAAGTTTCCCGAGACGCAGGACATCCGCGACGCGAAGCCTTACGTGCCCGAGGGGCAGGAGAAGCCGCTGCGCGAGTTCCTGAAAGAACGAGTCCAGGTGATGAAGGAGGCCCGCAAGAACCTCGTCGGCAACGTCAACTTCGACGACGTAATCAAGCAGGCCGACACCGAGTACGCGCCGAAGGAGCTGAACGAGAAGCGGCCGAAGGGGAACTCGTCGCAGTACCTCACCCCGAACGACGTGGACGGCTACCGTGGGGCGCAGCGCGTCGTCCCGCTGGCGCAGGAGGGCGGCGAGTGGCGCTCGAA